TAATAAAAATAAATATAATATTTTTGAAGACTATATTTATGGTTTATTTGATGAAAAATTTAATTTAATCAAATCTACTTATAAATTATGGAATGAAGGAACTACGATTACTATAAATGATGATCACAAATTAATAATATTTATGCAAGTTATACCAAATAATAAAAATAAGATTATATTTAAAAATAATATACCAGTCAATATATTTGTATGCAATACAGAACAATTAACAGTTTCTTTAGATAATTTTATTCATAACACTGATTCTTTTATTAATTATATCAATACATATAACCAATCAAATATAAATAATAATAATCAAATTACTTTTGGTATATGTGATTATTCTATGCAAAATATTGATATATTAAAATCATCCAATGCATTCACTAATATTCATATACAATATTTACCTTATCAATACTGCAAAAAAGATTTACAATATTTACATCGCTATAATTTACATAAAAATAAAGTATGTACATGCGGTGTTATAGGTCCAAGACGTCAAAATATTATTAATAATTTATTAGATGAACATTCTATTATAATAAATAATGCTAGTGGATTTCTTGGACCTCGTGATGATATTTTTAACAATCACAAAATTATGTTAAATATAAGTGCTGATGATAAATTTACTATATATGAACATATTAGATGTGATAGATTAATATTTTCTGGTATGGTAATAATTAGTGAAAAAAAAATAGATTATGATAAATTAGATATTACAGATTTCATAATATGGTGTGATTGCAAAAATTTCGGCCCAACTATCATTAATACAATAAAAAATTATGATAATATTATCAAACAACGTGATAATAATATATTAAAAAATATTATTAATAATAGAAGTAATATATACATCGAATTTCTAACTAAATTTAACAACTAATTTATTATTCTTTTTTTAAATAATAATTATTAATATATTTTGATATATCTTCATTGTCTAAAATTGTACATAATTTTAATAATTTAAATTTTGTTGCTTCTAATTCAAATTTATGATTTTCTAATAAATATTTTATTAATTCAAAATTCTCTGATATTACTGCTTTTCTTAAAATTAAATCATCTTTTTGATTAACATCTATTTTAAATAATTTCACTAATATTCTTATTTCTTCCATATCAGTAATGTCATTTAATAAATTTAATATAACTTGTTTATCGTCTGTTGATAAAGTGTAATTAACTAATAATATATCTAAAATTGAATAATATTTATTTGTTATTACATGCAATATAGTTTGAAATGATATATGTTTTATTTCACTATTTATTTTATATAAATAATTAAATACATTTATATCTTTATTATATAGTGATGATTCTATTATATACCTAATATCTTCTTTTTCAAGTTCATATTTTTTTAATGTATCTTCTAATTCATCATATTTAACTTCTGATATGATTTTTTTACAAAATAAATAATCAATACATTTATATAGTTTATAATTTATTACATCATCTAAAACTTTTTTTAATAATTCTGCTTTAGTTGTATATATATTTAATAATAAATATGTTAAAACATCTTTATCAAAAGTATTATACAGTTCTACTAATACATCATGTTTATCTGATTCATAATAATTCATAAATACACCCATTATTATTGCTGTATTATGCACACTTTCCATTTTATTATATAATTTCCCTAATTTATTAGTTGTATCATTATCTACTAAATTATTATCTAATACATATTTTAAACAATTAATATATAAAAATTGGTAATCTCCTATATTTAGCAAAGTATCATCTAATTTATCTAATAAATCAAATCTCATTGACAATTCATATAATATAGCTAATTTATGCATTTGTAAATTTTTGCAATCTTTAAATATATTATTTATTTCTTGAATATCAGTAGAATGTCTGATTTGTGATAATTGTTCATCTAAATCATTTGTATTAATAGAATATGAAATATCAGATGTATTGTTATGATAAACTGTATTATTTGTTTTATTAGTATTAGCTATTTCATTTACAAATGCCATTTTGTTATATATTTATATATTTATATTTAATAAATATTTATTTACCGCAAATTACGAAAGCCTAAATATTATATTTAATTATTTACCATTTATAATAAATAAATATTTTTATACCAATAAAATAATAATATATACTAATATATATATATAATGTCTTGTAGGAATTGTACATGTTGCAAATCAACTGGTTATAAAGCTGTTGCTGAAAGATTACGTGAATTAGCAGCATATGCTACTCTAGTATCTAATGGCACTTTAACATATAGTACTTCTCAATTAATTGGTGTTATGACTGGACCTGCATTTTTAGCTGGTCCTAATGGCATTGGTAGTTATGCTAGCAATTATTTACCTTTAGGTAGTGGATCTGGACAAATGAGTGCTTTGATAGGTGGATCTAATGGTGTATCTTGGAATAATGCCAGTGCATGTGTAAGACTACCTTGTGGTACTGTTAGACCTCTTAAAATTGGTTCTGGTTCTATGTCAATAATTGGATCAACTGATTTAGAATGCTATTGTTTGTTGGCTTTACAATTAGACGATTTAGCATCAGAATTTGAAACAGTATGTTAGAGTTAATTAATATATAGATATAATTATATTTATATTTAATTATAATATTGTATTTTATATTATAATTGAATTATGTATTGTAAAAAATGTAATGATATTACTGTTACTGAAACTATTATTGATCGTATTAATTCTTTAATTATTGCATTAGAAACCGCCATACAATTAGATAATCCAGATACATTTATGAATACTATAATACCTATATGTGTTAATGATATATTATGTCGTTATTTATGCAAACAAATACAATGTAATAAAGGAAAAAAATTAAAAGATATAAAATTGATCAATTCAACTGCATTTTTATTTGAAGAAGTACCTTTGAAATATTTATTCCCTATTACAACTATCAATAAAAATGATCAATTAATGTTATACGATCTATGTTTATTTAATGATTCATGTGATAAAAATATATGCAATGTTGTTGATATTGCTATAACTGCAGCTACGTGTGCTAATCCATTAAATGATAATACTAATCAAACTATATGCAACATCAATAATGCTTGCATTTCTAATAAAACACAAAAAGTATATATTGTTATTTGTAATTCTAATCCTATATGCGCATGTATAACTATTACTGATAATATAATATACGATCCAAGTACTATTTTTATATTTCCTATAAATATAACTAATTATTTTGTATCTGCATTAAAAATATTATGGTCTAATATTTCATCTACTATACAAAATGCATTTATAACTGCTGGTATTGATGGCTCTTTATCAAATACAACTTTTATAAATATAAGTCCTTTTTCTATGACGTTTAGTAAGCATATATCAATTACTATAGAATGTTGCTATCAACCTAATTTAGTAATATTTTATGATACAACAACAACTATTTTAACCAATATCAATACAAATGATGTATATTATACATATGATAATATTACCAAAAAAATAACTATATATACTAAAAAATCTGGTATTATTGGACTATTATTTTCACATACTGCTAATTTAATTACCACTGATTATAGTTATGAAAATTTATATAATTGGATAACTAATTTACGTACTATTATAGATGCAATAAATGTTATTAAATGTTAAATATTAAATATATGTTAAATAAAGCATAGTTCTAAAACGTAAAGCACATAATTGACCTATATATGGACAATATACATATGTATTCCAATTATATGATATTATTGTATTTGCTAATGATATATAATTAGTCATGTCAGTAATTGGTGTTAATGTAGCAATATAATCAATTAAATTAGTGATTGCTATATTAAAATATTGTAATATTTTAGTTAATTTAATTAATATTGTATTTTTTATACATAAATCACGTGCTTTTTCTATAGTTGGTATTAATTTTAATATTTCACATAATATATTATCAATAATATTCATATATGTAGATATTGAACCAACCATACTTACATCATAACCATTTGGTAATCCAATTATTAAATTACAAAAATTAGGATACCATGCTTCAATTTTTTTATCACATAAATTATAATTATTTATTGGACATGGATTTAATAAAGTACATGGTGTAATTGATAAAGTTGGCAATATTGCACAAATACTATTATCACATTTTATCATAGAACATGTATTATATATTATTATTGATGAGTCTTTTTTAGTTTTGCAAAAATATTTTTTATATGGACAAACATCTTCTAATATTATAATATTATGAAATAATGTAATTGAACATATTGAACAACTTGATGTATCTATACATATATTACAATCATCTATACAATCATTAATTATATTACATTCACATGGATAATTATTACATGATATACAACAATTACATAGATTATTATTACAAATATCACAAAATGTATTTGACCATGTCAAACAAATATCATTATCTTCAGATATTACATTTATAAATGAACAACAACATGGATTTTTATTACACTTTTTACAACAATTATGCATTGATGAACAACAACATGGTTCTATATTACATTTTTTACAACAATTATGTATTGATGAACAACAACATGGTTCTATATTACATTTATTACAACATGATGATTTACAGCAACATGGATAATCATTACATTTTTTACAACATTTACATCCATTTAAAATATAATTACATATATTACATACACAAATACAAGGCCAATTAGTACATTTTTTACAGCATTTACAAGGCCAATTTGTGCATTTATGACAACATTTACATGGCCAACTTGTACATTTATGACAACATTTACATGGACAATTAGCGCATTTATTACAACATTTACATGGCCAATTAGTGCATTTATTACAACATTTACATGGCCAACTTATACATTTATTACAACATTTATTACTATATTTAGTGGTACAATTAGTATTACATATATCTATATTAGAATTACATATATGTGTAGAATTAATACAATTAGGTTTAATAATTATACATGGATTATTATTAGTGCCACTATTACATATATATGGTTTGAAAGTTATATTTGGATTACCTATATTATAAATATATTTTTGTGGAGTACACATTATAAAAAGCACATATAATTTTAATTATTATAGATTTAATTATTTTTCAATATTATAATAAATATGGATATAAATTTTATTAATGCAAAAATGAATTATTTACAAAATACCATATATTTATTGGAGTCATTAAATATAAATATAATTAATGATGTTAAAAAAATGAAATGTATTTTTAAAAATAATACATGTATTATTGCATATATAAATAACATTTTTGAAATAAACAAAAAAATATTATGTGTTACGAAAATAAATGATATAATAAATTATAATATTACTATATTAAATAAAATAAAAACAATTTTTATTCAAATACAAACTGTTTTAGAAGATGCAAAAACAACTCCTACTATTACATTAAATAATTTATATGTCAAATATATTAAACAAATAGATTTAATAGCAAAAACAAGTAATTATTGTAATTATAATATGTTAAATGGATCTATAGCTATATTTAAAATAAAAAGATATGATATAGATAAAATGATAATATGTTATGATTTTACAGAAAAAGGATTATTATTAAAAAATACAGATATATTAACATTGGGAAATGTCAGTTTAATTTGTCAAATTATTAGTTATAGTTTAGATAATGTTAATAAAATGTATAATGAATTACAACTATGTAAAAATAATATAGATAATTTAATAGATCACTATAACATTGAATTATCTTTTAATAAAAATAAAGTAAATGAATTTATTGTAAATAAAATTTTACTTTATAAAAATGATTTAGATAATTATAAAAGAAGATTACAATATAATAATTGTTAAAATTTTTATTATTTTATCTTATTATATTAATATGTGTATTATATTAGGTCATAATAACCATCCTATTAATACTAAATTATATACTTTTCCTATACTTATACAAAATACAAAAGCTAATTTATTATTATATAAAAATGATTTTATATTGGATTCAGGTAAAGACAATATAATGATAGTAGTTGTTCCAACAGATAAACCTATAGGATTGGTAAAATTGCAAGACAAAGAAAATTGTCCAGCAAATATATTAACAAAAATGTGTGATATTGTGGGAGATAAAATTATAAAATATGATTCAAATAATAATCAAACAAAAAGTATATCTAAAAATTTTGCCGAAATTAATATAGTAGGTGATTATGCTATTAGTGTTGTATATTCTATAGATGATTTAATTAATAAAATAGATTGGGAATCATTTGAACGACCAGATGATTTAGAACAACGTATAAATACTATAAATGATAAAAAATTATTTCCATTTGATAATAAAGCTATCATTATATGTAAAGCCATTAAAATTATTAAAAATTCAGGATTTGGATGTGTTTATTTTTCTGATAAAATTATTCATCCTACTTGTCATCAAAATACGAATACAAAAAATAAAAATTATAAATATGATGTCATTATTTACAATATGCATAAAAATAAACCAAATGAATATATAGATTTTATAATGGATGGTGATTTACAATATAATAATGATAAAACAATAAAAAATATGTGTAAAAATATTGGCAAAAGATTTATTGGAAAATTTGTTGAATCAAATATAAAAAAAATTAATGAAATTATAAATAATATTGATGTTATAGATTCATTAAATGGAAATATATATAAAAATCATTTGTCATTATCTAATAAATATTCATATATTTCTGTTTTTCCTATATATAATGTCTATGGAATTAATCAAAATATATATGAATAAATATTATAATTTTTTATTGTAGAAAATATAAATAATTGGAAAGTAAATAAAATATATTATTTATATATATATATATGAATAATATAATTATAAATGATTTGAATACACTTAAAACATTATTTTTAAATGGTTTAGATAATCAATTTAATAATGTTAAATTATTAAGAGAAAACATAGAACAAATCAAAATAGAAAATGATACATTCAAAAATAATGGTGCAAACAACAATGTTTATTGTTATTTAAGCAAACGTTTGAAAAATGATTCTAATTTAAATTCATCTACTATTTTAGATAATCATTATGAAAAAAATAACCAAACAGTTAATATATTACACGATACTTTAAAAAAATTACACAATTCATTTGAAGTTGGAACATTTATACAAACAATAGAAAATTTAATAAAACACGTAGAAAATAATAATACTTCAGCAACTAATACACAAACTGCTTCTAATATTCAATCTACTAATATTGAACAACCAACTACTATTCAACAACCAACTACTATTGAACAACCAACTACTATTCAACAACCTACTATAATTAATAATAATCAAGTGAATGATATTAATAAAATATATGATGGTTATTTACCAAATGGCAATGATATAAATAGATTAAAAGTTGGTAATATAGATAGATGTAAAACATTATGTGATAGAACTGCAAATTGTAAATCATGGACATACAATAAAAATAATATTTGTCATTTAAAAAATGCATATAATTCTACAAATGTAGTACCTCATGCTGATTGGAAATCTGGTTTCAAATCAGTAGAAGGTTTTAGTATTAATACTGATATTAATTCATATAACAACATATGGTTAATATTGATAATTGGAATTATAATTTGTTATATAATGAAAAAAAAATAAATTATATATATATATGGGTCAAAAACAATCATTTGAAGCTGAATACAAACAATGTAAATCAGATTTAAATATTGCTAATGCTACATTAAAAAATATATCTGTATTTCCACCTGCAACAACACCACCTGCAACAACACCACCTGCTACATCACTTCCTGCTACAATACCACCTGCAACAACACCACCTGCAACAACACCACCTGCAACAACACAACCTGCAACAACACAACCTGCAACAACACCACCTGCAACAACACCACCTGCTAAATCACTTCCTACTACATCACCTGCTACATCACTTCCTGCTACAACAATATTTACTAATACACAATCAACAATTATTGATAAAATATATGATGGTCATTTACCAGCAGGTTATGATGTAGGACCACCTACAATAGAAAATATAAATAGTTGTAAATTATTATGTAATAATAATGCAACATGTAAATCATGGATGTTCAATCCATCAAATGGTATTTGTCATTTAAAAACTGGATTTAATAATGAAAAAAATATAATACCAAGTGCTAATTGGAAAACTGGATTTAAATTAGTGGAAGGTTTTAGTATTAATACTGATTTTGGATCATATAATAAGATATGGTTAATTATAATAGGAATATTGATATATTATATGATGAAAAAGCAATAAATTATAATTATTATATCTATATTAAATATAATAATTATAATCTAATAATATTATATCTATATGGATAAATCAATACGTAATATTATATATATAGTATTAGTAATAATAATAATAGTGATATGTAAAAAAATAATAGATGAATATAGAAATAAAAAATTAGAAATAGAATATTTTACAGATAAAAAGCCAAATATAGTAATTATAATAGGTGATAATATAAATACAATAAATATAAGTAAATATTCTGATGGTATATTAGGTTATAAAACTCCTAATATTGATAGTATAGGTTCAATAAAATGTGTTGATGTATATGGTGAAATGAATAGTGAAAATGGATTATTGGCGTTATTAACAGGTCAAATGCCAAATAGAACTAGAATGGATAATGATTATTTAACTATAGCAGATATATTAAATAGTAATGGGTATGCAACGGGATATTTTGGTAAAACATATATTGACCAAAAACAAATGCAAGAATGTGGATTCAAAGAGGCATTAATATATAATAATGATGAAATGATATATATGAGATGTGAAAAAAATGATTGTCAAGTAAAAAAATTGGAAAAAGGGATATATGATAAAACGGTGAAAGAAATGAATGATTATATATTTGACAATATGGAATCGTATATTAAAAAAACAGATAAACCATTTTTATTAATATATAATACAATATTTCAGTCATCAGACGAACAACACAATGAAAATGTGATAGCACATGATAAATATGTAGGTAAATTATTGGATAAGTTAAATGATAACACTATAATAATATATACAGGATTGACTGGAAATAATAATATACAGACAAATTATAAAATTAATGAAGAGTTTTGTACAGATGGCAATTATAGGATACCTTTGTTAATAAAACCATTATACTGCAAAGATAAAACTATAAATCAATTAATATCTATAACAGATATATTTCCAACTATAGCTCATAAATTAGGTTATGGCAATATAAAAGATAAGTTAGAAAATGGATATAATATAAATAATAAAGTATATCATGTAAAAATAGATGGTGTAATTTTTGATAATGAACATAATCGAAAACATTTTATTTATAATTCAAAAAATGGTCATATAGTAGGTATCAGAATTAATAATTATAAATTAATTTTTGCTTTATGCCAAGATAAACCTAATTTATTAAATGTTCCTATTATTAATGATTTATCTACTAATCATTATGAAAATAATATAATTGATGCAGAATTATATGATAAAATATTAATTAATCAAAAATTTTTAATTGAACCTGCCAAGAATATAATAAAAGATTTATTAAGTACTTTTGATAATGATGATAATGTGAATATATTATTAGATAGAATGAATAATTACAATATATATTAATATGTTAGTGTTATATTTTATAGTTGCAATTTAATTGTAATTTGTGTTGTTGCATTTTATTATCAGTAAATTCATGTAATAATAATATTGAATCTAGATCAATAGATATATTTGGTCGTTTTGTTTTTAAAAAATCTAAAGCACTGTCATATGAAATAAATTTATAACATGTTTGTTCAGATAGATATTTATTGAATTCATTTATTTTGTGGCCATATTGAATTAAAAAAGACAATATAATTGTAGCAGATAAAGTTGTTCCATTTTGACAACAAATAAAAACAGTATTATCACTATTTAATAAGGTATATATTTGTTTATTGATATTAATGAAATCAATATCATAATGTTTAGTTTTATCAATATTAACAATAATTTGAGAAGTTGTAATATTATTATAGTTTGGAATATTTTGATGTTTAGTAGTAATATAAATTATATGTGTAATATTAATGTCATTAAATTCGTTATAATTTATATCAAATTCACTGCCTAGATATAAATTTTGTAAAACTTGAGAAGCATTAAATTCATTATAGATGGATTTAAAATTATTGCTCGAAAATGATTTTTGAAAAGTATCAGATCCTGTTTTTTTAAAGGAGGAAGAAGACATGATCTCTTGTGATAATTCGTAATTATTAGACATAATCTATTAATATATATTATAAATCAAATTATATATATATATTATAAATAATTCAATTTTTATAGTATTTTTAAATATTTAAAAAGTGAAATAATAAATATAGTAAATGAATTATATTTATATAATTATAGCATTTATATTGATTTGTATTATAATATATATAGTTATTAACAATAAACTAGTAAATGAAACATTAAATAAACCAGTAAATAAAATATTAACATATTCTAGTAATGGATATTTAGATAGATCATTTATACAAATATTAAATAAATATGGATTAGATAGGAATGATAATAGTGATATTTATTTTATAAATGATTATACATATGCAGAAAAAATAATAAGTGATATACAGCCTAATCAATATAAATATATAAATATTATAGATGGTTGTGATTTGATAAGTTCTAAAATTTCTTTATATAATACATTAAAATACAAATATAAAGATGATGTATTAAAATATGCGCCAAAAACATATATTTTTAAAAATATAGATGATTATAATGATTTGAAAAAAGAAGTAAAAATAAATGATAAATATATATTAAAAAATAATGCACAAAGACAAGAAGGCATTAAATTATTAATATATACATCGTGGAATGACATAATTATGAATGAGGATAATTATACTATAATACAAAAATATATAGAAAATCCATTAATAATAGGTGAAAGAAAAATAAATATGCGAATTTATTTATTGTTGGTATCGATTAATGACAAATTATATGGATATATATATGATAATGGGTTTATATATTATACACAACAAAAATATGATATAAATAAATTTGATTTTGCACATCATATTACAACTGGTTATATAGATAGAAAAGTGTATGAAGAAAATCCATTAACAATCCAAGATTTGTATAATAAATTGGGAGATAATAATAGTAATAAATTACAAAACAATATAAATATATTAATGAATAAAATATGTGATGCTTTTTCAAACGTAATATGTATGAAAAAACATGGAAATACAATTAAATATCAGATATTTGGAGCAGACGTGGCACCATTAGATAATTTAGAAGTTAAAATAATGGAAATAAATAAAGGACCAGATTTAAGAGCAAAAGATAAACGAGATGGAAAGTTAAAAAATAATATGCAGAATGATATATTAAAGACAGTATTAAATAATGATATAATAAATACAAATTTTATAAGAATATATTGAAAAATATAATTATATATAATTATATTATATAATGACGGAAAATATAAAACAAACTATTTATGCATCTGATGGAGTGTTTAGATGTGGTAAAGATACATCAGGAACAGAATATGGGAAATGTCCTCCAAATTTATGTTGTTTAGAAAATGGAATATGTGCTTTAAACGGTGGTATATCATGTAATTCTGATAATAAAGTAAATCAAAAATATAATGGTGATATTGTAGATATAGATATGATAGGACCAGTACCAATAATAAATATGAATTTGCCACATAGTGCTATTAAAATAAGTATGAGTGGTTATGATAATAATTATAATATAAATGATCAATTAATGTTATTAACAGATGCAAATAGAATTAATAATAATTCTATACAAACATCTTTATTGACTGATCAAGTGAATACGATAACTAATAATATAAATGATATATCAATAGATATTGATAAAAATATTGATATAAATGAATTACCTATAGATAATTCAAATATTATAAAAAAAGATATAATAAATGAAATAGAAGAAATAGATAATAAAAATATAGAGCCATTTATGGATTGTTTATTAAATAATAAATATATTAGTAAATATAAAGACAAAACATGTAATATAATAATTATAATTTTAATAATAATAGCAGTATATTATATAATAAAATAAAATAAAATTAAACAATTTCGTTTTTGTCTTTATATATAAAATCTGATATATTATGTTTTATATTATCAACATCAATCATACAATGTTCATCTTTTATTTTATTTTCTAAATTATTAATTCGCAATATTTCTAGTATTTCATTTAAATCTATATTATCAGATTGTATGTCATCATATATTATACATATACGTTCATTTATTTTATTAGTGAATGTTTGTATTGATTCATTTGAATAAATATTATTATTAATAACAATTTCTATATGTGTATTTAATAATTCACTTATACATATCATTATTTTACATAAATATAAATGTTTATGTATATGATAACTTGTTTGTATTATTGTTTTAATAATATCCTTATTAAATAAGTAATCAAATGCATTATATAATAATGAAGTTGATTTTGTTAGTAATAATTTTTCTAATATTTCTGGAAAAACTATACTGAATTTAACATAATAATCATCATATAGCAATGTATCTACTATATATTTTACTGTATATAATACATTTTTTTTGATATCGTCATTATAATCTAATAATAATTGTTCAAATTCATCTATATAATTTTCAATTATATTATACAAATGTGCATCAATAATATTACTCATATTTTCCATTCTATTTGTCATATTATTTATTAATCTTTATATTATTAAATAATTGTAAAAAATTAAATATTCAATTTTTTATAATTATTTCATGTATTTTTTATGTTATTATATGCAATTTTACGCAATGTTTTTAACATATATTTTTTTGGAACATAATTTAGTGCATACTCATTATTTTTACATGCCAAATAACATAATTTATATGATATAAAATTATGATGTACATATTTTAATGCAATACCATTATTTATACATGCAATTATACATAATTTATATGATATAAAATTATAAGGCACATATTCAAGAGCCAATCCATTATTTTTACATGCAATAATACATAATTCATTTGATATATATTTTTCTGGAACATATTCCAATGCACATCCATTATTTTGACATGCAATAATACATAATTTTTTTGTTATATATTTCTTTGGAATATAATTTAATATGAATCCATTATTTTGACATGCAATAATACATAATTTTTTTGTTATATATTTCTTTGGAAAATAATTTAATGCATATATATTATTTTCATATGCAATTTTACATAAATAATATGACATATATTTATTAGGCACATATTCTAGAGCCAATCCATTATTTTGACATGCAATAATACATAATTCATTTGATATATATTTTTTTGGAACATATTCCAATGCACATCCATAATTTTGACATGCAATAATACATAATTCTTTTGTTCTATATTTCTTTGGAACACAATTTAATATGCCATAATTTTTACATGCAATATAGCATGATGAATATGATATATATTTAATAGGTGTATAATTTAATGCAAATATATGATTTTTATATGCAATTTCACATAAATAATATGATATATATTTATCAGGCACAAATTCTAAAGCCAATCCACAATTTTGACATGCAATCTTACATATTTGATATGATTTATATTTTTCAGGAACATATTTCAATGCCATACCATAATCATTACAAGCAATCTCACATATTTGATATGAATTATATTTTTCAGGAACATATTGCAATGCTAAACCATAATTATTACAAGCAATTTCACATATTTGATATGAATTATATTTGTCAGGAACATATTTTAATGCCAAACCATTCTTTTTACAAGCAATTTTACATATTTGATATGAATTATATTTTTCAGGAACATATTTTAATGCCAAACCATTCTTTTTACAAGCAATATTGCATAATTTATATGAAACATATTTATTAGGAACATATTTCAACGCCAAACCATGATTTATACATGCTATATTACATAATTTATATGTAATATGTTTTTTAATAATATATGTTAAAGAATGTCTATCAATTATGCATAATTTCCTATATAATTCATACATATAATCATCATTCATTTGTAAATTATACAAATAATATAATTTATAATTAATACTGATTTTATAATTCAAATTTTTTAAAGTATTGTATATATTTATTATTTTTAGTTTATTTTTTCAACATAAGATTTATATATAAAATATATTTTATATATATAAATTTAGTTAATAATTATATGTGAATTATATAATTTTTTTAATGTGTCATACCATTCAATGCAACTTTCATGATCTTCAAAAATTAATTTTTTATTTTCAGAAATTAATTGTTCATAATATTTTCTTTTTTCGTCATTATTTGCGTAATATACAGCTTTATCAATGTATTCATCATTAGATGTACATATAAATTTATTGATACCCATTTTTTTATAAAACCCAGACGTAAAACTGCTACATAATAGATCAGTTTGCATAGTTATTACAATTTTATTACGACTAAAACTATCAAAACTAGTATTACAGCCACCAAAATTTATGATATCTAATAAAATAACACATGTATCAATATAAACAACGAAAGATTGTAAATCAGTCATTCCAACAAATTTAATTTTATTAACAGAATTTTTATCTATAATAGAAAAAACATAATTTTTAAAATGTTCACTCATTTCACTACCATCATCTAATAATAAAATATATCCTTTTTTATCTTTTTCTAAAATTTTTTTAAAACAAGTAATTGTATTTTCTTGATATTTATGATACATTTGTAAGCAACCATATATATTTGCATCATTAGGTATATTTAATATATTTTTTAATTTCAATACAAGATCAGGTTTATATGGATGTATAGAATTTTTATCATAATAGTAAGTTCCCAAAGATTTCAATAATATTAATTTTTCTGTATAATGTGTATTATTATTAAATTTTTCAAATAAAGCAGACGATATATAATAATCTATTGTATTAATACCAGAAGTTTCTGAATTGCCCCATGTAGTTATTTGAATAGGAGCTAAACGTAAATATGCTAATATTTTAATTGTTTGGTTTAGTCCTATTTCAGGGTATATTAAAATATCAAATTTATGTTTTTTAATTTCATTACATGAAATATCAGTATTTTTATTTAATATTATTAATTTATTATAATTTTTGCTAAAATCATTGTATGTGTTTTTATCGTCATTATCAGTCAATAAATATATATCTAGATCTTTTTGTTTTATTAAATAATCAATAACACCTAAACGATCTTTAGATACAGAATGATTACTATTAATATGAGAATTACCTATAAAACCAATTTTTATTTTATTATTTTTTTTAGTAGAATATATAGATGTATCAAGTAAATCAATAGATTGTTTTAATGGAGAGCATATTTTTCTGATAATTTTTGTTATTTTTTTATAAATATTGGCATTATGGTCTGCATGATAAATAAAATAATAACTGTAATTTATAGGAAATGTTAAAATAAAAGTATTGAGATCAGTGTATATATCAGATGGTAATTTTGATAGAAGTAAATCAAAAATTAATAATTTATAAATTCTATATTTTTTAATATCAATGGCAGAAGGAAAAAATATATGAGACATAAAAGAAAACCATAATAATATAGTAATATCATGTAATATTTTTGATTCCAATATTTTATCTAAAACAGCATTATATGAGTGATAATTATCTAAATCTACATTTATATTATATATAGTTGAAAAATATTCATTAAACATAAATTTATTTTCCAATAAAATAATAGGTCGTTTTGTAATAATATAATCTATGAAATGTATTCCAAATTGTATATCATTATTTATTTTTAAATTTAATGAATCTTCTATTTTTAAAATTGTTTTATTTTTATCTATCATAAAATATGTATCATAATTAACAGATGTAATTTGATCATATGTGATAATATTATTTTGATATATATTTTCATTAGATTTATAGATAAAATAATTTAATGTTGTATCTAAATTATTAACAATATTGTAATTAGAGTATATAATATTATAAAGATCAAATAAATTATTATTTAAAATAATTAATGGTTGGAAATATCGATAAACATCTTTATAATCAGTATATTTATTAATAATATATTTATCTATACTGTTATTATTATTTATAGGAAACATATTATATGATCCATTAAAAATCAAATAATTTTGAAATAAATAATTTTGTTTATTTATAGCATCAGTAAATAAATCAAATACATTATTATTTATATTTACTTTTAATACAGACAGTAACAATGTATTTGATTTACTTCCAAATGTATTACATATATTATTTTTATCATCTCTAATAAAAAATCCATCATGTGTTTCAAGTAGATCAAATAATGATTGTAAATCATTTAATACTAATGTATTTGTATCAAGCCATATACCACCATTTTTATAGACAACATATATTTTTATATATTCTATTTTTTGTGATTCTGTTAGATATTCAAAATTTATAGGTATATCATCTATAAAATCTTTTATATTATCATTATTAATAATATTTAAATTATAATTATAAGAATGTAAAACAACAAGATCAAATAATATTTTTGTTAATTTATTATCATTTTTACAATCATATAAATAAATATTATTTTTTGTATTTTTAGATTGTGATATAGATGTAGTATTATTATTTTCTAATAAAATAGTATTTTTAAATAATAAAGAATTAATTTTATAAACTAGATATTCTGGATGGGAAATATCTTTGTAACAGTTATGAATAAAATCTAATTCATTATTAAATAATAGAGCCAAAGAATACATAGTATGAATATTACCTATATATATATTATCCATACCTTGGAATTCTTTATCAAATAAGAATATATTTTTATTTAATGTTTTATTATAATTATATTTAATGAAATTTAAGATAGTTTGTTCATCAAAATTATTGGAGTTATCTAATAAATCAAATCTCATATTGATAACAATTTCTGATTTATTTTCATAGTTATTATATAAATGATTAATTATTTTATATTTTCCGTACCAATAATTTTTCCATCCAATAAGTGGAATTTTAGAATTACCAAAATTACCATTTACGTTTCCATTTAATTTTATTGTTTTATCGTCATCTATAATAATATTTTTAATATTAGTTTTGATATCATGGAAATATGTATAAATAGTGTCATTATTAACATATAATATATTTTCATCAATATTTCTCCAACTTATATTATTAGCAAATATATTCCAAGTGTGTATATATATTTGTAATTCAGGATATAAATGGATAATTTTTTTAATAAAATAATATAAATTTAAAGTATCAAAAGAAGTGCGAATATGACCTCTAATAATTAATATCATATATATAAATTATAGTATTTCCTTTATATAAAAATAATATTTTTTTAATTATAATATAGTGATGTATAAACTAATAAAAAATAGTAAAATATTATTTGGAAAAATAATAGGAAATAATAGAAGATGTATTGCATATAATAATGAAAAAAATGGATCAGAAAAGTATGATGATATAGAAAATTATATAATAATAGATAAAGAAATATATTTTACAGGAATAAGATGGGAGTGTGTAGAATATGTGCGTAGATGGTTAATAATAAATAAATCAATAACATTTGATAATATAAACAATGCAGAAAATATGTATAATAATATAGTATTTAAAGATTTAAAAGGTGTTAAAAAAGAGCATATAAAAATAAATAAAGATGAAATAGAAATAAACAAATTGAATATAGGGGATTTATTAATATTTTCAACTAAATTATATCATATAACTGGACATGTATCAATAATAGTAGATATAGATATAATTAATGAAATAATATATATAGCGGAACAGAATAATAAAACAAATAAATGGGAAAATAATGGATATTCATATAAAATAGATATTGAAACAATAAAAAGTATAGATGGATTATTAGGAATATTACATGTTGTAATATAAAATATAATTCAATATTATGAATAGATTATATATATATTATATTATTATTTTGATAATATTTATATATATGTATAAATATAATAAAAATGTTAATAGATCATTATATAATAAGCAAGGAGATTATATAAATATATCTCCAATGAAACATGATATATTTAAACAATTAATATTAGAATTAGTATCAATTATTCCATTATTTAATATATATGATAATAATTTATTGAGTAATAAAATAATAACATTTAGTATAGGATTTTTTGTATATTATCAAATAGTGGAGCCATATATAGTAAATAAAATACCATATATATAAAAATTGAATTAAATAATTATAAATAGTAATATAATATAATATTAATTAGATTTGAAAATGTCAACAGGATATATTTTGAAAATACATGGTATGTCAAGATATGATGTAGCTAATGTAAAAATAATAGGGGGTAAAAATATAATAATATGGAAAACAGTAAAAGAAAAGTTAGGATTAACTGATAATGAGATTAGTATATTTAAAAACAAAATTAAAAGTATTACAGGAATAACTATAAAAGAAGATGATAAAGGTTTGCATTTTGATAAACAAGTAGATGAATTACAATTTAATAAAATATTAAGTGATTTTTGTGTAGAGTATAAAATATGTAATAAATGTGGTATACCAGAAATAAATGATAATATATGTAAAGCATGTAGTTATAATAATGATAAATTACAAAAAATAGATAATAAAGAAGCTATTTTGAAATTAAATGAACAAGCAAAGCTTAAAAGAAAAAATAAAAGAGAACAACAATCGCTACATGATAAAGAAAAATATGCATCTGGACATTAATAATATAATTAAAAATTGAATAATTAATTTATAATATTAGTATTATATAAAATATAAACATATAAATGAATGATGATATATCAGATGAAACAATCGAAATAGATGAAATAAAAGATATAAAAGAAATAGATGAAATTGAAGAAGATGATAATTTGTTATTAGTAGATAATATGAGAGTATTATTATTTGAAAAAATAATAGGTGATTTAGAAAATCCATATGCAACATTAGAAGACATAATAATTATATGTGAATTTATAGAGAATAGAATATATGATGATATAATTAAAACAAATACAAAAGAAATAGCAAATATTATTATAGATACATCAAAACATTGGACATATATAATAAAGACATTATTAATAATACAAAAATTAAACAAAGATGATTTATTATTAGAAATAACAAATATATGTGAAGATAATTTTGTTATAGAAAAAGAAGAAGATATAATAACAAATTATGCATTACCAGATGCATTATTAGAAGCAGTATATAATCAAATAAAAAGAATATTATATAAAACAATAGAAAACAAAGAATTGTGTAATGAGTTGGACATAGAAAGAGCAGAGAAACTATATCAGGAAATAATAAAAAATTCTATAATAGAAACATCAATATATAATAAATAATGTGATAATTAATTAAATTATAATAATATATATATATATATATATATTATATATATGACTACGCCATTAAATAATGTAAAATTATCATATTTAGATAAAAGTATAAATGATTTAGTGATTGCATTACCTTTTTTGACAACATATAAAGAAATAATATTAGCAATTTTAAGTTGTGCAATTTTATTTATAATATTTTATCAAATGTATTCTGGCAAATGTAATTTAAATGTGTTAAAATTATTATTAATAGGATTATTGATATTGTATAGTATTATATTTATGAAAATATAAAATATAATTATAATATATATCATATTATATTAATGACTAATCCAAATAATAAATCATATTTAGATATTATAATATTTATTATATCAGTAAAAATGCCATTTATTATAGAATATAAAAAATACAATATTTCAATATTAGGAAGTATTATAACATTACTAATAATATATCAGATGTATACAAAAAGGTGTGATTATAATAAAATAATATTTATATTATTGATGTTATTTATAATATATTTTATGATATTAATGAGGGTATCGGAAATACAAAAAATGTCTAAAAAAAATTGAAATTATAATGTATTATATATTATAATTTTATATTATATAATTAATAATTACTATGGCATTCAATACAGCAAAAATGAAATCAGGACCAAGTAGTTCTAAAAAATCAAAAGGTTCTAAACGTTATAATGGAAAAAATGATTATAATATAAGTGAATTTGTAAACAATCAATTAAATGATGAAGAAAATGATAAAATTAATTGTTTATTAGGTATTATATCATCCGGTATAATACAAGGTAAAGATACGTGTGTAAAAGATTTGAGAAATGGTAATATAATATTTTGTCATTCAAGAAAGTCAGTACCATTTAGAAAATTAATACCTGGAGCATTGGTGATATTTGGTATTGAAAGAAGAAATTATGATAAAAATTGTAATTTAAAAAGTACAATGGGAGAAATTATTAAAATAATAGATTCTGATAAAACAAAAGAATTAGCAGATCATTTTAAAATCTCAGAAGAAATTATTATGGCAGAATGTAAACAATTTTCAATTTTAGGAATGAAAAAAAATATACAAAAAGATATATCAATATCACATGATATACATAATTTACATAATTTACATGAAAATAAAGAACAAACATTGCTAGAAACAACAACAGGCATTGTCAATTTGTCAACAAATAATTCTTCACAAAAAATAAATGAAGTAGATGATTCAGATGAAAATGATTTATTAACTTTAGTTAATCCAAATCACACTGTAAATAAATTAAAATAATTATTTTTTTATAAATATATATATATATATATATATTTATATATATATATATATATGTCTATTAAATATAAAACATATGATCGTAAATTGAATAATCAATTAATAAATGAGCATTTTGATTTTGGAGAGCTTATATCAGATGTAGTAAAAGCACCATTGGGGATTGTAAAAGATGTAGGTAAAGAAGTTTTACAAACAGGAACAGGATTAGCAAAAGAAGCAGTAGGTGTAGCAGGTGGATTAACAAAAGAAGTGGCAGGAGTAGCAGGAGGAGTAGTAAAAGATGTAGCAGGAGTAACAGGAGACGCTGTAGGAAAAGCAGTAGGTGGAGTAACAGGAGCGGCAGGAAATGCAGTGGGATCATTTTTTGCACCATTGAAGTGGGTATTTTTAGGGATAGCGTTGTTAGTGATATTATTTATAATATACAAAGTATATACAGTATTATATGGAGATGGACCATTATTAAGTAAGTGATAGGTATTTATAAATTAAAAAATTGAAATGATTTATATTAGTAATATATAATATAATTATATATAATTAACTAAACAAAAATGCCAGCTAAACAAAAATTAACATCAAAAGAGTTATTGATAAAACAAATAAAGGAACAGCAAAATAAAATAAAAATAGTAAATGAAAATGCAAAACGTATGATGGAAGAAGAGGAAGAAAGAAATAAAGAATTAGATTTATTAGATAAACAAGCAGTAAAAGAAGATAAAGAAGATAAAAAAATGCAAAAAGAAAGAGATAAAAAAAGAAGACAAGAACAGAAAGATAAAGAAAATGAAGAAAATAGATTACGGATTATTAATCAATTAAATAATCAAGTAAGTATTAATAAAAATATAAAACAAGATCAAATACATAATAATAATCAAAATATACAAGAAACAATAGAATTAAATAATAAAGGAATAATTCAATCAGATATTAGAATGCCTATATGTTGTATTTTTGGACACATTGATGCTGGTAAAACATCATTATTAGATCGCATAAGAGGTGTAGAAACACAAAGTGTTCAAATAAATGAAGTGGCAGGAATAACACAACAGATGGGAGTAACATTATTTACAAGAGACAGATTAAATGAATGTATAAATACTGGAGATATAAAATATAAAGGAATATATGGATATGAAGATGAAATATTTAATAATATAGGATTATTGATGATAGATACACCAGGACACGAGTCATTTATAAATATAAGAAAACAAAGTGGAATGGTAGCTGATATAGCAATAATAGTAGTAGATATATTGCATGGTATAGAAAAACAGACGATAGAATCAATAAAATATATGCAATCAATAAATACAAAATTTATGGTGGTATTAAATAAAATAGATAGAATAGATGGATGGCAAAAAAATGATGGTATGGATTTTATGACATCATATAACAAACAAACATTGGCAACAAAAATGATATTTGATACATTACTATCAGAAATAATGCTTAAATTATCAGAATTGGGTGTTAATTCAGATCTATTTTATAAAAATATAAATTTTGAAGAATATATACCATTAGTACCAATATCATCGTATAATAAAAATACATATGGAGAATGTATAAATGATTTGATATATATGATATTATATATGTCGTATGTATTGATGAGAAAGCAATTAATTAAAAAGGATATATTTGAAGCATATATATTGGAAGTTAATTCAGATATTAATTATGGATTAACAGTGAGTATATTATTAGTAAATGGTGAATTAAATATAGGGGATAATTTATTAATAATGGATATATTTGGATCATTTATAACAATAACAGTAAATAAAATATACATATCATTGAATAATGTAGAACAGAGAAATACAAAAAATTACATACATAAAAAAAACGTGAAAGCAACATGTGTAGTAAGAATATCTGGAAATAATTTAAATAATGTAATACCTGGGACATCTATAAAATTATTAAATAATGAGTCAAATATAGAAGATATAAAGAAGGAATATAATAAAGATATTAGAGATGAAACAGAAGACATTAAATTAACAAATATAGGTATATCAATACAATGTTCAACATATGGATCATTAAATGCATTATATAATGAGTTAAAAAAAAACAAGATACAAATATGTAATATAGGAATAGGAGATGTAAAAATAGATAATTTATTGAAAGTTAAAAAGGCGACAGAATATTGTCAAAAAAATAATATATTATTAGTATTTGATGTTAATGTGAATATACAGATGCATGAATATGCAAAAACAAATAATATAATAATAATAGAAGGAGAAACAATATATAGATTAATAGAAAAATATATTAAATGGTTATTGGGGAAAAAAGAGGAAATGAAGCAGTATATAATAGAACCAGTAAAAATGCAATTAATAAATACATTTTTAACAAAAGATAATTATGTGATAATGGGATGTAAAATATTAGAAGGAAGATTAAAAATAGGAACACCTATATATTATATAAATAAGATAGGAGAGGTAAAGGAATTTGGTAAAATATTATGTATGCAAATAAATAATAAAGATATACAGATAGGAGAAATAGGAGAAGAAGTAGGTATAAAAATCAGCAATGAAAATAATTTACAAATAAATAGACATTATGAAAAAGGTAGTATATTAAAAAGTAAAATAACAAAAGAATCAGTAAATACAATGATGTTATATTTTGAAGATGATTTAACAGATAATATAATGTGTATGATAAATGAATATAGAAAAGAACTATTGTTTTAGATCTAATTAATTTATAAATTAATAGTAAAATTATAATAATATAAAAATAATATATATTAAAAATAATATTTTAGATTTAAATAGTAGTATGAGTAATTCACGTATAATAGATTATGATGGGCCAATACTAGATTATAATAAAGAATCTAGTATAGATAGTTCATTAACATTATTAAATAATTGTCATTGGGGTCAATTGAAATTATTATATTCAGAGTTAGAATTTTTAACACTATGTAGTGAGCAAATAAATATCAATAATTGTTTAATATTATATATTGGTGCTGGATCAGGAGGAGATGCAAGAATTAAACATTTATTTATGAAAAATTTTTATCCAAATATATCGATGTTATTGTATGATCCATCACCATTTATAATAACAGAGGATGATAATATAAAAATAAAAACAGGAGTAGATGGATATTTTACAGATGATAAAGTTAGGGAAGTATTAAAAATAGCGAATGGAAGACAAATAATATATATATCAGACATAAGAATATCAGATGAGAATATGGCAATGAAAGAAAAACTAATATATGAGAATATGCAAGAACAACAAAGATGGGGAATAATGATGGGAGCAGAGATGATGTTATTAAAATTCAGGATGTTTTTTTATAAAGAAAATCCAGAAGAAATATATTTTATAAAAAACGAAGAAATAAATGTGGTATCAGATAAAATAATATATAACAAAGAAGATAAAAAACATAAGAGTAATAGTAATTATTTATTGTATTTAGATGGACAAATATATTCACAAATATATGCAGGTCCAAGAAGTACAGAAACTAGATTATTTGTGAAGAAAATAAAATATTTAAATGATGCAAATAAATATATAAATGTGAAAGAAGATGGAGAAAAATATTTGATGAAATATTATGATAATTTGAGGTATGAGGGAGTGATGAATTATTTTAATATAAATATTCGTCAAAAAAAGTATTATATAGGAGATAGTAAAATAACATCATTATTTATACCAGGTTTAAATAATATATATTCATCGGTATCAAGTTATTATATAATATATAGGTATTTGGAAAGTGTAGGAATAGAGCCATCAATAAAAAATATAATAGATAAATATATAATAATATTTAATTATTTGAACGGCAAATTTAAAAATAATTTGATACAATGTACAATAAAAAATTTGCCAATATACACGTCATTACAAACTAAAGTAATATTGATGTTTATTAAAAACAATATAAAAAGAATCAATAAACAATTTAATAATTTGAAGAAATTTAAAAAAATTAGTGAAAATGGTAATTTAATAGATGATTTTATAAAAACATTTGAAGTTAATGTAAAAGTATATAATATAATAAATGGAAAAATGACAATAAAAAAGAATGATGAGATAGATAATGAAAAAGTGATAAAAGAATTTGCAAGCTATATAAATATAATGAAAATAAAAAAACAAAAAAAATTATATTAATTTAGATTATATACTATATAATAATATATATGTCAAGAATTAGGAAAAGAAGAGATTTTAATAATTTAATTGATATAGAAAACAAAATAGTAGATCATTCATTAATAACATATAAATTTTTTACTGATGTTGAAATAGAAAGTAAATATAATAATTCAATGAATAGATATATAGATAGATGTAAAAAAGATAAAAGTATAATAGAAACATATAAAATAATAGATTATTGTAAATATTTATTTTCAGTAAATGAAATAGATAAAATATATGAAATATATATGTTTATGATAAAAAATGGATATGATGATTTTTATGGTTTATTAAGTAAATTGATATTATATATATATGATATAAATGAAGCAGATATATTAGAAAGAATAATATTAGATGAAGAACATAAAGTATATATAAATGAGAAGTTAAGTAAAATAGTAGATATAAATATGTATAATTATAACAAAGTGATAGAAATGTTGAATATTGGTATAAATAAAGAAAACGGATATTGTGCATATATAATGTCATTTATATATTTAGAAAAAAATGATTATATCAATGCGTTAAAATATGCAAATTTGTCATATAAATATGGATATAAATATATAGATTATTTAATGGGAAGGATATATGAATTATCAGATATAAAAAAAGCATTAAAATATTATAAAAAAAGTATAAATAATGATGATATAAATGGATTATTTATGATGGGTTTAATATATAACATTGATGATAATATAAATAAGGCGACAAAAATGTTTGAAAAGGGATTAGATAATTATAGAATAAATTATAAAGACATGATTGATCAAGAAGGAATGGTATTATTATTTAAAGATATTATAATAATGAAGCCATTATATTTTGTATTGGAAGAAATAATAGAAGATATAGATAAATATGATGATGATTTTATAGATTTTTTGTTAGATTATCAAAAAGATACAAAAATACCATTGAATGAAAATATATTAAAATTGCTAAAGCATGCATATGCCAGACAAATAGATATAATAAATAATTTAGGATTTATAAATAAATCAAATAAATCTGAATGTACAATATGTTATACAAAAACAGAAATGGTTGCACCAGAATGTAAACATAAATTATGTATAAATTGTGTATTAAATATAATAAATGATAAAATGATATATAAATGTCCATTTTGTAGATGTGATTATGATTGTGAATAATTATAATAAAAATTGAAAAAATAATAATATAAATTATTAAATTAGTTATACATAATAAAAGATGTATAATTACATAGAAAATTTTGTATATGGAGGAATAGCAGGAGCATGTGGAACATTAGTAAGTCAGCCAGCATTTAATTGTAAAACAATGATACAGAACAATGAAATAACAAGTAAAGAGTTATATAACAAGATAAAAACAAATAAAATAAAATCAATAAAATGGTTATATACAGGGTGGAAAGCATCGATTATAGGTGCATCATGTGAAAAAACAATAGTATTTGGAGTATATAATATGTTTATTAAATATAATGATATAAAAAAGACAGAATGGAAAAAAATGATGGCGTGTGGATTTTTATCAGGTGCATGTGCATCATTATCAACAACTATATCAGAACAAATAGCAATAGATATGCAAAATAACATAAAAAATTATAAATTGAATCATTTATATAAAGGATTATGTTATACAATGATAAGAGAATCAATTGGATTCGCAATATATGTGCCATTATTTGAATTATTGCAATATAATTATAATAAACAAAATAATAAATTACAGACAATAACAAATGCATCAATAACATGTACAACTGCATGGATAGTAGTTTGTCCTATAGATAGACTGAAAACATTAAAACAAAAAAATATGTCAATATCAATAAAAGATCTAATATATGGGTATAGAGGTTTTAATTATGCTATGATGAGAGCATTACCGTTTCATATAACAACATTATATGTATATAATATGTTATATAAATTACAAAAAAATTGAAAATTAATTTATATGATTGTATTATGTTAATATTGAACAACTAACTACTAACAACTAACAACTAACAACTAACAAAAAATAAAAATGCAATTGCAAGAAACAACAACAAACAATAACATTGAACAACCATATATTTATACACAAATTTATAATCATGATATCATATTAAATGATTTACGGAAATTAATAATATATTATAATAATAGCGAGCTACGTGAAGTGATAGGTCGCAAATTATATTGTTTAATATCACCTGTTTATAGTAATAGTAGAAAAATAATTGGAATATTATTTGAAAACCATAATAAAAATAAACTTGAATATGAACATAATTATAATTATAATAAAGAAAATAACATATCATTACAAAGCGAATTATTAGATTTAATAAATAGTGATATACATAAATTTTACAATAAAATAAACAAAATTATTAAAATAATTGATTTTTACAATACAATTATATTAAATAGAATTATATTCAGATATCAAAATCATACAATGTATATACAACCAATTGATTATTATTGATGAAAAATTATATATAAAAAATTGAAATAATAATATATTGATATTTCCATATAAAGATATAAATAACTAACAAAAAAAATTTACAATTTGATAAAATATCAAGAAAATGACAGAAAAAGAGTTAATGAATGAATATAATAAACAACAAATATATAAGAATTTAGATAATTTATATTATGAAAGCAGAAATATATTTAATTATAATAAAAAAACATATAATAAAATTGGAGAAATATTATATAATATAATATTGGCATTACCATCAAAAATATCATTATATAATAGGAAATTGATAGGAATGTTACTGTATGAGCATAATGAAAAAATAATAGAATATAATAATAATTATAAACAAAATAATAATATAGGAAAACAATTTAGTAGTATATTACATGATATAGCAAAAAAAATGTATAATGAAAAAAATTTATTAAATTTTTATAATAAAATAATAGAATTATTAAAAGAAACAGAAAAATTAAAAAA